TGCCGCTGACCGCGTAGCTGGCGGCACACTGCGGATTTATATAGACGGCGTTGTCGCCGCCAGCACGAGCGCGCCGACGTTCGCCAATTCCACGCAGGCGGTCATCATTGGTAATGACGCCACGGCGTCTCGGAACTGGCCCGGCTACATCGACGAGATGCGCGTCACCAAGGGTGAGGCGATGTATGGCGGGCCGTTCACGCCGCCCACGGGGCCGTTCGGCGGCGCGACGGCGACACAAGCTGTCCGCGTAATGGTATTGGCGTAAAGGAGAACACTCATGCCCAGCACGGCCGGCTCCATGACCCAGACCCCCACCGGGAACCCGCAGTGGCGCGCCGCTAACGGCGCCATCGTCTGGGGCTTCCAGGCCCCCTACGCGCCACAGACCAACCGGCCGCACACCGGCACCTCTTACGGCACCTACCGCGACTGGGTGCTCAAAATGGGATATAACCGCACGAGCGGCATCGGCGGCTGGCACGTCAAACTGCCAACCGGCGCGACGTGGTATGTCGCCACGACCGATGACAGCAGTGATGCACCGAGCGGGGTCACGAACACCGCCAACAATCCGCCGACCGGGGTGAAATGAATGCCCGACGCCTACACGCCCCAACTCGCGCTGATCCAGCCGGAGGTGGGCGCCTCGCGCGATACCTGGGGCGCGAAATGGAACGATAACGCGACGATCATCGACCAGTTCGTGAGCCAGTTCTGCCAGATCGGCATCATCGCGGACTTCGCTGGTCCCACCGCGCCGAGTGGGTGGCTGATTTGCGATGGCCGAACAATTTCCCGCACGACATACGCCAAATTGTTCGCCGTGATCGGCACCTGGTGGGGCGCTGGAGACGGGTCCACGACGTTCCGCCTGCCCAACACCGCCGGCCGTTCCCTGCTCGGTCCCGGCACCGTCACCGATCAGGGCGGCCTGACGTACGGGTTCAGCTTCACGCAGGCGCAGGGCTACGTTTACAGCCCCATCACGCAAACCAACCTGCCCAACTACACGCTGACCACCAACACGCAGGGTTCTCATACCCACGTCGCCGGGATGAGCGGCGAGGGTTCGCATGCGCATGTGGTGGACGCTGCCGGCGATCATCAGCACGGCATCGCCGTGCCGTACTCGACGCCGAACTTCACCAGTATTTTCCCGGTCTGGAACACCGCGTCCGGCTCGATCTATTCGGCGACCGACCCCGCCGGGGCGCATACGCACTCCATGCAGCCGGCTGGCTTCCATACCCACGCCATCACGGTCTACGCCACGGGCGACCACGCGCACAGCGTCAGCCTCGGCGGCGGCGGTGTTCCGATGACCGTGCTCAACCCGTTTCTCACCGTAACCAAAATCATCTACGCCGGCCAGGAAGCGGCGATCGTCACGGCGGCCGATGTCCCGACCGCGCCTGGATCGACTGATCTTCACCGGGAGATCGAGAGCCTGCGCGAGGAGATCACCGCGCTGCGGGCGTTGTTCGAGACGCCACGCGCCAGGATGCTGTCGGCGCCGAACCGGGGGCCGCATTAGTGCCGAGAGTAGCGCAAGCGCCGCCCCCTGGCGTGTTCAGGAACGCGACACCCGAAGCCACGCCGGGAAAATGGTACGACACCAATCTCGTCCGTTTCCGGGGCGGGCAGCTGCAGCCGATCGGCGGCAACGCCGCGCTGCCCAACGCCGTCTTTCCCGACCTGCCGCGCGATGTCCTGATGTGGCACGACAACAGCGCGACGCACTGGGCGGCGATCGGCACCGACAGCAAGCTGTTCGCCTACAACTTCGACCTCCAGACGTTGACCGACATCACCCCCGCCGGTGTTGGCGCGCTCGATCCGCCAGGCACGTTCAACGGCTACGGCCTCGGGGACTACGGCGAGGAGACCTACGGCACGACGCGCTCCTCGGGCGATATCGGCGTCTCCGATATCGCCGCCAGGATGGGAGATCGCTGGAGCCTCGATACGTTCGGCGAGGACCTGTTGATCGTGCCGACCCAGGACGGGCGGTTGTTTCGCTGGACACCGACGACGCCAGCGGTGTTGCCCGTCGTCGTGGCGGGCGCCCCCATCGAGAACATGGGCGTCATCGTCACCGACCAACGCCACGTCGTGCTGCTCGCCGCGGGCGGCGATCCGCGCCGGGTCGCGTGGTCCGATCAGGAAGATCCGAATACCTGGGCGCCGGATGTCACGAACCTCGCGGGCGACAAGATCCTGGTGACCCAGGGCCATATCTGGTCAGCCGTGAAGGTATCGGACGGTATCCTGGTCTTCACGTCGAACGACGTGCATAAAATGACCTACGTGGGCGCGCCTTACGCTTACGGAATTGTTCAAATAGCCACCGCCTGCGGCCCTCTGTCGCCGCGCGCCATCGCCCAGGTCGGCAGCCTCGTCGCGTGGCCAGGGGTGCAAGGCTTTTGGATGTATCAGGGTAATGTCCAGCCGCTGCCGTGTCCGGTCGGAGACTGGTTCTACAGCCTCGTCAACCGCGACATGGCGGGGCGCGTGTTCGGCGGCCCCAACCAGGCGTTCTCGGAACTCTGGTGGGACTGGCCCGACGAGGGGTCGAGCGAGTGTAACCGTTACCTGGCGCTCAACTTCGCCGATCCGGCGCACCCGTGGATCATCGGCGTTCGCACGCGAACGGCGACGGACCCCAGCGGGACCATGGACTTCCCGACGCTGGGAGGCCCTCTCGGCGCGGGCGGGGCGTTGTTCCTGCACGAGTATGGCTGGACCGACAACGGCGTCCCGCGCGCGCCATACGGCCTTATCTACGCCGAGAGCGGCGATATCGTCTCAGGCGAGGGGGATAAAAGGTTTCATGTGAAACAACTGGTCTTCGACGCCGATGGCCCGCCGGATGTTCTCGGATACAGGTTCTTCGCGCGCGAACAGCCGCGCGATGACGCCAGCGAATATGACACCGGCCTCTACACCGTCATCCACGGTGGACTGATGGACATGCGTTTCTCCGGCCGCTCCGTCCGCATGCGCATGGAGGCGACCGCTGATGGCCCCTTCGCCGTGGGCCGCCCGAGGCTGGAGATGAAAGGCGGCGGCCGCCGATGAGCGTTCGTCCCGTCTCCCGCCCGCCCGCGCCGTTCACCGTCCCCGCCTCCGGCGATCTCGACCAGCGGCTGGCGGCGATCGCGGCCGAACTGAACAAGAAGGCCAACGCCGGTCTGGCGGGTCCCGCCTTCCGGTTCATCGGGCTGATTTCGCCCGACGGGTCCACATGGCGCGTGACCGTCAGCGATACCGGAACAATACTGACAGAACAGGTCCCCAGGATATGACACTCCCAAAACGCTCTAACCCGGAGCCCTTCACCCTCACTCCGCCTCCGGCGGTGGTCCCACCTCCGCCGCTCGATCCCATTCCGACCTTCGACGCGATCAACTTCCGCGCGACCGACGGCGGCGTGTGGCGCGTCCATGTGACGCCGATGGGGACGCTCCTCCTGGATCGTATCGTTACCTGAATGCTGTCCCCGGAAGAGAAGCGGGCGCGGCTCCAGAAGGCCCTCGAATACGGCGGCGGCACGCACGCGCTCGCCGATGTCGTGGACCTCGTGAAATCCGGTAAAGCCCAGTTCTGGGAGAACGGCGACGGCGCGATCGTCACCGAGATCCACGAATACCCACGCCTGAAAGCCGTTCACTACTGGTTGATCAGTGGAGCCCTCCAGGATTGCCTGGATCTGGACCGCGACATCGTCTCATGGGCGGTGGGCGAGCACGGCTGCACCGAGGCGACGGCGGTCGGGCGGAAAGGCTGGGGCCGGGTTTCCGCCTCGCTAGGATGGCGGCCGCACATGTATACCTTCCACAAACCGCTGGTGTGACCGATGGGCAAATCCCAACCGCAGACCCAGTCCACCGATACCTCGACGCAAATCCCGCAATGGCTGGAGAGCGCCGGAGAACGCGCGGTCAGCCGCGGCGAGGAACTGTCCAATCGCGCGTATGACCCATACCAGGGTGGTCCCTACGTGGCCCCCCAGACCCAGGACACCTACCAGAGCTATCAACAGGTCCGCGACCTCCAGGGCCGCGGCGATCCGGCCTTCCAGCAATCCCTTGGCGCCTACGGTGGTCTTGTCGGTCAGGCCCAGCCCCTCACCACCAGCGGCGTCAACGCCAACACCAATCAGCTCTACGGCAACTTCAACCAGAACGTCATGCAGCCCGCGCAAGGGCTGCTTGGGTCATACCTGAACGGCGGACCGGCGACCGCCCAACAGGTCGGCATCAACGCCCAGACGCTGATGTCGCCCTACGCCCAGAACGTCATCGATCCCACGCTGGCCGCGGGGGAACAGGCCCGCGAGATCGCGCGCCAGAAAATCGCGGGCAACGCCGCCAATGTCGGCGCGTTCGGTGGCTCCAGGCAGGGTGTCGCCGAGGGTGTGTCGGACGCGCAAACATTGCTCGGGACGCAGCAACAAATCGGCCAGATGCTGCAACAAGGCTGGGGCCAGGCGCTCAACTCCGGCACCCAGCTCGGCCTCCAGGCGGGCCAGCAGGGCTACGGCGCGGCCACGGGCCTCGCGAACATGGGCGCCACGGGCTACGCCAACGCCGCCCAGGCGGGGCAGGGTCTCGCCAACACCAACCTCCAGGCGGGTCTCACCGCCGCCGGTCAGTTGCCCACTGTCGCGGGCGCGTGGCAGGGCTACGGCCAGAAAGACGCCTCCCTGCTGCAATCGATCGGCGCGGCGGATCAAAACTGGATCCAGCAGAACATCAACGCGGCGATGGGCGAGGACTACCAGCGGCAGAACTGGGACGTTCAAAATCTCGACCTGTTGCTGGGCACGCTCGGCGGCGTGCCGTATTCCACGACGGGAGCGGGTTCCTCGACGCGGACCCTCAACAAGAACGTCGCCGCCGGTGTGCTCGGTGGGGCCGCGTCGGGCGCCGCCGCGGGGTCCGTCGTTCCAGGATGGGGGACCGCCGTGGGCGCCGTGGCGGGCGGCATTCTTGGAGGACTTGGTTAATGGCTGAAGGCTATATCGCCGGGGGCTCCTGGGGCGGCCCGGTGGAGTTCACTCCAACCGGGTTCGCGTCGAGCGGCGTCGTGGACAGCGGTAGCTGGACACAGCCACAAGGCTGGTGGGAACGAAACTTTGGTGATGTCTCCAGCAAGGATCTGGTTTCCGCTCTCAACGCCGCCGGCAAGACGGCCAGCGCGCAGACCGACAAAGACCCCGGCTTCCTCTCGCCGCAGTCCGCGGCTCCCGGCCAACCCATGCGCCGCGTGTCCATCGACCAACTGGCGCAGATGCTCAACAAGCAACGAGACACGCTCTACGCGTCCGCCATGACACCGGGAGGCAAGGCGGAACCTTATTCCCCTCCCAGAACGATTGGGCTCCTCGGTTTCTAGGAAACAGCCATGGCCGACGAAACCGCACCTACCCCGGCGATCCCCGACGACCAGCTGAACCAGATCATCAGGCAACTGCTATCCGGTCAAACGGCGCAACCCGCCGTCGATCCCAACGTCGGCCCGTCATCGCGCGAGGGTCGTAGTGTCGGGTCACTGCTTGGTGAAGCCGTCGGCGGCGGCGCGCGATACGGATCCACCTCGGATCGAGAGCAGGGCGGTTACGCGGCCCTCGGCGCCCTGGGCGCCAGAATGCTGCAAGCGTCCGACTGGAGCACGATGCCGCATACGTTCGGCAGCATTTTGGGCCAGGGTCTCGAGGCGGCGCGCGGCAGTCTGGGGCAGACACAGGCGGTGTCAGCGGCGCGGCAGCACGCGGCCCAGCAATACGCGCACGAGACGAACGCCGATCAGATCGCGCGGTTGAAGGAAGCTTTGCCTTACCTGAACCTGCAAGAGCAGCGGCGCGCGGCGGAGCGGGCGCGGGAGCTGCTGAAGCCAGAGGACAAAACCAGCATCGGAACGGGCGGAAGCATCGGGACCGCCGGCGATTACACCGTCCCCGCCGACCTCCTGCCGATCTACAAAGCGGAAGCGGAGCGCACGGGCGTGCCCGTCGAGCTGCTCATCGCCCAGCACAAGCAGGAGAGCAACCTGAACCCCGGCGCGACAGGCGGCGCGGGCGAGGTTGGCCTCGGCCAGATCCTGCCCTCGACGGCGAAGTCTCCCGGTTTTGGCATGGCGGGTGTTGATCCCGGAGCACTGCGCACACCAGCCGCGAACATCCGTTTCTCCGCCGATTATCTCGCCGCGCGCGCGAAAGCGGCGGGCGCCGACTTCAAAACACCGGAAGGGACCGTCAAGGCGCTCAGAGCCTACAATGGCGGCGGTGATCCCAACTACGCCCAGAATGTCCTGCGCTATGTCCCCGGCGCCCAGAAGGCACTGGCGGGTGGCGCCGCGCCACCCGCGTCCGCGCCCGCGCCGGGACAGGCGGCCATGCCGCCTCCGGAACCGCCGCTGCTGACCGGCACCGCCCAAACAGCGGGCGATGTCGGAGCACCTACCGGCACCGTCATCCCGCCCTCGCCCCCCGGGAGCGAGGCCACCGTCGCCGCGATCGAGGAAGGTCGGGCCGCCTCGCCCACGAG